ATCATAGACATAGACTGCACCAGCATTTGACCCTTTGTCGTCATCTTGACCCGCACCAACAAAGATCTTGTCATCAGTAGCAGCGACCGACTGTCCAAACACATGATAGTCTATAGGATCAAATGCTGTCAACTTAGTTGGTTGAGCAGAAAGGTCATTGGCATCATAGACATAGACTGAACCAGAATTAGTTGCGTTGTCGTCATCTTGATGCGCGCCAACAATGATCTTATCAGCAGAAGTAGCAACTGAATATCCGAAAGTATCGTCCGCAGCACCATCAAACGCTGTCAACTTAGTTGGTTGAGCAGATAGGTCATTGGCGTCATAGACATAGACTGAACCAGAACTAGACCCTCTGTCGTCGTCAGCATGCGCGGCGACAACGATCTTATCGGCAGCAGTAGAAATCCTAAATCCGAAGAAATCGGCCGCGGCACCATCAAATGCAGTTAGTTTAGTCGGTTGAGCAGAAAGGTCATTGGCGTCATAGACGTAAATTGCACCGGAGTTAGACTCGTCACCATATGCACCAACAATGACCTTATCGGCAGCAACAGCAACTGATGAACCGAAGAAATCGGCCGCAGCACCATCAAACGCAGTTAACTCAGTTGGCGTAGCAGACAGATCGTTTAAGTCATAGACATAAACTGAACCAGAGTTGTTTCCATCTTGATCAGTAGCTGATGCTCCAACAAAGATCTTGTCGCTAGTAGTTGCAACTGAGGCGCCAAAAGCATCACCCGCAGCACCATCAAACGCTGTTAATTTAGTCGGTTGAGCAGATAGATCGTTTGCGTCATAAACATAAACTGATCCAGAGTTTGTACCATTGTCGTTGTCACCATATGCGCCAACGATAATCTTGTCAGCGGAAAAAGTAACAGAAGATCCGAACTGCTGACCATCCACAACACCATCAAATGCAGTTAGTTTCGTTGGTTGAGCAGAAAGATCGTTTGCGTCATAGACATAGACTGAACCAGAGTTGTTTCCATTGTCGTCGTCATAAATTGCACCAACTACTACATAACTCGTACCAGATTTAACCTCTTCGAACGACCAAGTGACCGCATCACCTTCCGGATCAGTAGCAGCAGCAGTAATGACAGTATCCTGACCTTGAGTCAGTGTATATGCTGCATCGACGTTAGAAACGACTGGAGCGAAGTTATGCGCTCTTGCGTCTGCTGTATCATACATTGCAAGAGAAGATCCCAAGAATGCACGATCAGTTGGATTAGACTGGTGAATTGTATTCACCAGATTACCGCTCATGTCGTATACGCGGAGTTCGCCAGAAGCAGACTCTGATACGGTCTTACCGTAGTCGCCGACAACGATTCTGTTATTTGCAACAGAGATGCAAGTGTTTCCGGTAGATGCGATCTTTTGCATATTCGATCCATCAAGGTCGAAGATGTAGAAGTGCTCCCCGCGATTTGCACCGACAACAACCTTTTCGTGTCCAATTGCGAGACCAGTACCGAAAGCACCGTCGTCATAGGATGTTGCTGCTGGATCATAAAGTCTTATTTCGTTAGAACCATCGAGGTCATAAAGATAAACAGATCCTGAGAAACTGTTAATAGATGGTCCGTCAGCAATAAATGCAGTAACTGCAATTTTTCCGTTACCAATAGCAATCTCATAATCACCGAATTGATCGCTCACGGTCTGACCTTCTGTAGCAGAAATTGTATTTATGAACGTTCCCTGCATGTCGTAGATATAAACCTGACCTGAATCTGTAATGCCGTCGGCATCTGCCGTTGGAGCACCGACTACGATTCTTCCATGACCCGCAGCAACTTTCCAACCGAATTTAGTCCAACCGTTTTGGTTTCCTGCTCCTGGTAATCCAGCAGCAGGTTCAGTAACTTTAATTTCGTTTGAACCATCCAAGTCGTAGATGTAGAATGCTCCTACAGTAGAAGCACCTTCATAAGTACCGACGATGATCTTTCCATCGCTGATTGCAACTGATGTACCGTATAGGTTACTAGGTGCTGGAGGAGTTATCTCGATTGGTTCGTTTGTAGTTGCGAGATCGTATACGAAGACTCTCTGTTCAGTTCGTTGACCAACAACGAGAGTTGTACCGTCGATTGCCATGTTTTCGTCAGCACCGAACTGAGAATTATTATCCATACCTGCTGGGATGAACAATTCTTTTTCGTTTGATCCGTCAAGGTCAAACGCATACAACTTGTTCGAGTAGTTGTTATTTGATGCTGCTGCGATGATTCTTCCAACAGAAGTATCATTAACAACTGGTACTGGAATCTCGTAATCGAACGTTGGTGTGACCGAAGTCGCATTACCTTCGCTGTCAGTCGCTGTAATACGCAACTGGAAGTTTGAGTCAGTAGTTCCTGGTGTTACTGTAAACACGTTATCAGACTGTGATACTGTTACACCGTTGAGTGCAGATTCAGGAGCATATCCAGCAATCGTATTACCAAAGTAAGCATTCGGTCCCTGACCAATTAGTTTTGTCGGTTGAGCAGAAAGATCGCTTCTGTCATAGACATAGACTGAACCAGAGCCAGATCCTCCATCGTCATCAGTGTAACTACCGATCAAGATATTTGAATCAGTTGCATAAACTGAATATCCAAAACTATCGTTCGCAGCACCATCAAACGCTGTCAACTTAGTTGGCGTTGCAGAGAGATCTGACATGTCATAAACATATGCTGCTCCAATACTACTATTTTCACCCTGATCACCAACTACCAATATATCGTCGTCTGCGTATGCGTCAAGACCGAAAGTACTGTTCTCTTCGTGTCCCATTACGATTACTGGTGCTTGATCAAGGTTGTTTCTATCATGGACGAATACGGCACCTTTACGAACTCCATTGCCGTCTTTGTATCGATAAGCACCAACAATGATCTTGTCGCTGGTCAACATCAATTCGCGATCTCCAGTCTCAGTATTATCTTGATATCCTATATTGGAGACAACGGTCGGTGCCGCCGAAAGGTCGCTGACATCGTAAACATACAACCTTCCAACGTTTTGTGCTCCGAGTCCGTTATCATAATGTGTTGCTGAAACAACAAGACTTTGATTGTCTAATGCAACTACTGACCCGAATCGATCACCGCCATCGCCCAAGAACTCGCCTCCCGTCTGAGAGAGTTCAGTAGGAGATGCAGATAGATCGCTCAGAGAGTAAACATATACAACACCATTACTATCTGGACCACCCGATGATTGTCCAACGAACAGATGAGTATCGTTTATAGCAAGACCTTCTTTACCAAAGTCACTACTCCCTTCAGGAGAAGTCAACTTAGTTGGAGCAACACTCAGATCAGATTGATCATAAACATATACTTTCCCATTCCAGGTTGATACCGCCATGTGAGAAGGAGTTACTGAAATTTCTTGACCGAACCTATCTCCGCTAGCAACATCAGATGGGTATATCTCAGTAGGAGATGAACTTAGATCTCCATTCTCATATACGAACACCGAACCTGAATAGTTATTCTTGAGGAAGCTTCCTATCACAATCTGACTACTTCCTGCAGACGCTACTCCCTCAAACGACCAAGTGATCGCATCGCCTTCTGGATCAGTTCCGACTGCAGTAATTACAGTATCCTGACCTTGAGTCAGTTCATATGTCGAGTCAACGCCAGCGATTACTGGTGGTTGATTAACATATATGATGTTAGTTGTTACAGTTGTTGTGTTGCCTTCCGAGTCAGTTGCTGTAATGCGCAAGTGAACGTCTGCGTCCTTAGATCCTGGTGTTACTGTAAACACGTTATCAGATTGTGTTACAGTAGTACCATCTGTTCTCAACGGAGCAGTATTTGCTGAAACTTTACTTCCAAACCTATCTTGATATACAGCATCGAATGCTGTTAACTTGGTTGGTGCTGCGGATAGATCATTTATATCGTAAATGAACGTAGAACCCGCTTGATTAGTGTCGTAAAGTGCACCGATGATAACATGATCGTCAGTTATCGCAACATCTGATCCGAAGAATTCGAATTCGGTATCACCGTCATCTCCGACGAGTAATTGAGTTGCTTGAGCAGAAAGATCGTTTAGATCATAGACATAAGCAGCGCCTTGATATACCAATCCATCAATTGTTTTCCGATGAGAAGTGATTACAACTTTGTCATCATTTGCTGAAATGAATTCCCCGAAATTATCTTGACCGTGACCAGAAGGCGGAGTGGATCCATCAAACGCTGTTAGTTTCGTTGGGTCGGCAGAAAGGTCGCTTAGGTCGTAAACATAAACTGCACCAGTACCGGTACCTAGATCGTCGTCGCCTATGGCACCAACAAATAATTTACTACTTGTCAACTCAACGTCGTTACCGAAGTAATCGTATGTACTGAGGTTTGATGGACCGATTTCAGTTGGATCAGCAGAAAGATTATTTATATCGTAAAGGTATACTATGCCTCCGTCCACGATATTCTGTCCAGCATCGTTTGTTACATCTTTCTTAGGAACACCGACAGCAAGATAACTTTCGTTCAGAGACATGTAAACCCCGAACGTGTGTTGATTACCGCGCGGATCTTCGAGTATCTTAATTGGATCAGCAGACAAATCATTCAAGTCATAGACATATATGGCACCCGTGTACCCATTTGACGTACTAACGTACCCATCCCTTGCACCAATCACAAGTTTATTGCTATTGGTAGCGATACTGCTTCCGAAAAAACTTCTCTCAATTTGATCAGGAGGAACTAGTTTGAATGGTTGAGCGGAAAGATCACTAGTGTCATAAACATAAACTGCGCCGCCATAGGTCAGACCGGAGTCAGTTTTGTCGCCAAATGCGCCAATGAAAATTCTTTCAGGAGTAACTAAAACTGCTCTGCCGAAACCATCGGACGCAGCACCATCATACGCTGTCAACTTAGTTGGCGCTGCAGATAAATTGTTTGCGTTATAGACGTAAACTGAACCAGAGTCAGATCCATCGTCGTCATCGCTCGGAGAAGATACAACCACATAACCGCCGCTTTTAATTTCCTCGAACGACCAAGTGATCGCATCACCTTCAGGATCAGTTCCGACTGCAGTAATTACAGTATCCTGACCATACGTCAGGTTGTAAGTAGGTTGGATTCCAGAAACGAATGGTGGGAAGTTGATCATCAATTCTGGTTGGAATGATATTGTATCAATTACATAATCATCCTTTCCGTACCAACCAGTGTGGAATTTAAGGTCTGGATTGTAGTCTGCTGCGGTAGGTCGCATTGATACTGAATCGATTGCATAACCATCGACCTTACCGTTCCATCCAGTGTGGTATTTTAGATCTGGATTATACACGGCGTCCGTTGGTTGTAACGATATTGAATCGATTACATAATCGTCGCCCTTACCGTACCATCCAGTGTGGTATTTTAAATCTTCGTTATAATCTGCAGAAACTGGTCTGAAGGAAGTTGTAACGACTACGACTCCCTCTATCTCTGCTTCAAACCAGCTTTGCTTACTTCCTGCTAATGCCGACGTTAGGTGTCTAAAACGCATTTTCTATTCTCCCAAAATCCGTTAAAAAAAACAGAGGAACAGAATACCCCTCCATTTCAATCTTCGTTATTAAACTTCTACTGCTTCTCCGACGTAAGCACCGTAGATCGAAGAACCTACTTTCCAGAGGTTAATAATATGTGTGCCAGCAGTGCTAATGGTGTCAGGTGCTTCACCATTAATCCACTTTGTGGTTGGCCATGTGATAGCATGATTGTTGCTTACAATGTGAAGCGTAATGCTTTCACCAGAAACCCAACCTGCTGCATATGAATAAGTTGTTGCGCCTGACAGTGTATGAACTGCGAGGCTTCCGTTAGACGGATCGATTGAGACTGATGTCCCGTTAAGTGAGTCAACGCCTTCAACATAGTTGTCAGCAGTTACTGACCCAGAGAAAGTTGAAGGAACGAGGTCAGATACAGTAATTTTCTTAGATACGTCCTCACTAACATCAACGATTGCTACAACGTCGTCGTTTGATGGAGTTCCTGAGAGTTGTGGAAGATCTGTAAATTTAATTGCCATTTTAGATTTCTCCTAAAATTTTTTAGTTTTAGTTTTATGACGACATTATAGGAATCTTGTATTAGATTGATGATTCCAGTATAACCACCACATACATCAGAATCTAATTTACGAAAAAAAATGTGTGATATGAACAAGCGATTTCTAACTTATTTATAAGATTTTTTTTTCTAAGATGAGGCGCTGTCTTCGATACTGCTGAAAATTTCAGAACCGTCTAGACTTAGAGTGTCGACGTCATATTGCGTAATGACAGATTGCCTTCTGGACAAATCTTTATATAGGTTAATTTTCATTTCGAAATCTAGCGTGTAGATAATAGTTCTTCTTGCTTCGAGAACTGCCTCGTAGTCGTCTGAAAAGGTGACACCCTGTAAGGTAATTGGTGTGTCTTCTTTGACATCTTCAAACTCTGTCAGCGGATTCACAGTAAGAGTATAGTGGGGTGTGAAATATGGTAGGATTTGTTCAACTACTTGTAGCGCATCGTCCTGAGACTTTGCATAAATGTTCAGTTGGAAAGAGATATTATATGGTGAAGGACTGTATAGTTTAGAGCGAGTGCTCTCAGTATCCGTGTCACCTGCCTTTGGGCAGAAGTTCATTTTCGGTAATTGTCGAGTAGCATCATACTGCATCGCCACGATCTCGAATGACATACGAGGTAACTTGATCGCGATCTGACGTTCGTCCGCTCCAGTAGCGTTCATTTGATCAATACGCGCCAAGAAGTCTCTGCGTGGACCATAGGATAATGGCACTTTGGTTTCGCTCAAAATATTACCGGAACTGTTTTTACGAACAATGTGAATGTCATTAAACAGCGTACCGAATACAGCAACCGCCTTTCGTATTCTTTGATTGTAGAAATGATCACCGAACATTAGGTTGGGTCTCCGAATGGGTTGCTCTCAGTGAAGTCAATGATAGAATCGCCAACTTCTTCAAAGTCATTGTTCTGTGCTTCGACTGGTAAACTCTCTGCCGAGTCACCGTCATTAATATCATCAAGGTCAGCGATACCTGTGTCGAAGTCTTCTTTATTGTATTCAAAGAGTTCGCAACGCAGTTTGAACACTGGCAGGTTCTTTAATTGAAAGAACGGTTGCTGCGTTTCACAACGGGTGATCTCAAAAATAGAGTTAGAGAGCGTAAGATAGATCAGATCACCCTCGCGTGGGCGCGCGAATGACTCTGTTGCTGACTGTTCGTGATATGCTACAGTTGAATTCCATCGACGTTTTGCTACAACAAACGTAGCAGCATCGCGGATCTCAACACCGAACTTAGTGAACAGATCGCCTTCCCCATCGAACCCTTCGGTGTTCTCGATATACATCTCTATCTTGTATGCGTTGTCGAACCTTGATACTGAGTCATCGACAAAGATGCGGTCGCGGTTGACTATCTCGCGTGGAATGTAATAGACATCCTGCCCATACATCTTGAGCGATTCAATAATTATGTCCTCGTACATCAATTGTTCGCTACGAGTACCTTGTGAGAAATAAGGGTTAGTTGCCATTGTTTATCCCATGAAGAAATCGACAGGCAGTTCGTATTCAGAACGAATCTTCTCGTCGAGTTTTTCAATTTCACTGTTTGCGTCTTCAAGTATCTGACGCCCGTTTAGCGTTACACCACCAGGAAGTTGCATACCCTCAAACTTGATTAGGTTCATACCCCATTGCTGCTTGATCAACGCAGTCGCATATTCTTTCAACCAGATATCGTTCCAGACAGTAGTATGATCGTTCTCGTTGATGATCTGAAATGCTTCTGCGATTAGGAACTGACCTTCTGAGATATCGCGATCTTCGATGTTTCCGTGCAGGTATAAGCGTCCCTGTTTGCGCGAGAATGTAGTCAGCGGCGTGCCGTCCAACAACATATCGAGGAAGTCAAGATACTGTTCTAATTGGTAGTAGTATGACATCCCGCCAGCAAAGTTCATGAAATCGCCCAGACTGTTTAACATCATCTGATAGCGTATATCAAACATATTGACATTGGCGTATGTAGGACTTAGAGGAAAGACTTTCGTGAGGTAAACGATCTCGTCAGAGATAGGAATGTACTTGTTGGCAATATCATCAGCAGTCATCTGATGTTTTAAGAAGATGCGCACAGTAGCATCGCTATGGTATTCGCGATACTTCTGTAACGCATCGTCTACTTTATCTTCAATCTGATCTGGGTCAACGTTGACTTCGATCACTGGTTCGCCAAGTTTTCTCAGGCAATAGTCAATAAAGGTTTGTCTTGAATTAGGTGATGCCATGAAGCACTCCATAAGTGTAAACGATTTTCATCTATTTATACTTATACAAAACATCCGTTACTGAATGGTGTATTCCTCACCAGTTTGAGAAATAAATTCAATTCCCAACTGCGAACCATATATCGTTTCAACTCCAAGATCTGGATCTGGAGCAAGACCACCACCGTCGCCTCCGGTATCAACACCAGTATCAACGCCTGTACCTGTACCTGTACCTGATCCAGGAGCAGTCTTAATAGAAACCAGACTAAATGGACTGTCGACACCATATCGACTGAACAGGAACTTGTTCGGACCACCAACCAAACTTCCGGTGGTTGTCACGTAGTCACTGTTCCTTGATGTATCTTCAATCATATCGTCGATAGCGTCAGCAATCATCTTCCTCTTGAGTCGTGCCGGAGAAATATTAGGTTGACTCTGCAGGTGTAATGCTGCTACACCGGCAACCTGAGGTGCTGCCTGACTGGTGCCATCAAGAACCATGATCTTATAGTTAGGATCTTCCGGATACGACAGAGTAGAACGACTCGAAGCAACTGTGTTACTTGCCGCACTCATAATGTTAGTACCTGCTGCCCACATATTAACTGCAGGACCACGGTTACTATTTTGTGCCGCGCCATCTGTAGAAGAACCAGAAACACGAGGTTCGTTGGAAATGTTACCGACAAAGAACGCATCTTCATGGTATGGAGATGCTGGGCGGTGATAGTAATAAGTGTTGCTGTTGATTAAAACAGAGTTATTATAATCGTCGCCGCCAGGAACATCTGCTTTGTAGTATCCGTTACCTGCAGAAATACAGACGTGAATACCAGCATCGATCATTTCCTCGATCTCTACATCATACGCAGTTATCTGAGCAGGAATAGAACGATTTCCGTTGCTGAACTTACTGACGATACCAAACTGAGAGTAAAGCGTAGAATCTGACTGACCACTATAGTCCCAAGAAGATCCACGATAAACACCAGAAGTAGGATTCAATGAAGTTGCGTGACGAACACCCCAACTCATATTAACAATCGTTGGACGACCGTTAGTCTTAGCATTGTGCCAGAGGCGAATCATATCGAATGCTGTTGATGGTGAAGTACCAAACGGAACACCGCCAGTGCCGCCAAGATCTACAATCTTTTGAGAATAAATGTGAGCACCTTTCGCCCACCCATAGGTCTTACCGACAGCAATCGCAGCAACGTGAGTACCGTGACCGTCAGTATCAGTGTAGTGATCTGGATGTTGTGATCCAGAAATACCGCTTTCTGTATACCAATCAATTTGTTGTAGACGCGAGTTACCGTCAGCATCTTGCCACTCAGGGTGATCCGCTTGAATACCAGTATCCTGAATAACAACATCAACACCTGCACCGTCGAGCGCGAAGACGTAATCACTCTCAAGGTTTTCGTTTACGTCTTCTTGTCCGAAGTAAATGTTAGTTCTAGCGTTTGAGCGTCTCAAACCCCAGTTAACATTCGATGCAGTTGATGCGCCTTTTCTCTTAAATCTACCACCACGCTTTGCTTTCGCGTCGAGAGTAAATTCAATGTCTTCTCTCATATGTGGCGGTATCTCAACCGCAAGAACTCGCTCATCAGATTGAAGTTCTTGTGCTTCTTCTTCTGTGAGCATCCAGTGCGTCATACGTTTTGATCCTTCACGAGGATCAGCAATCTGTACTGCACGATTAGGAATTGGTGAATCCCCAGTTGCAGCAGCAAGTTCCGTATCAAACGCTGTTAGGTCCACTCCTTTGTGGACAATTACTACATATTCTTTTTCCATGGTTCAAACCCCCCCTTGGATTAGAATTCGTAGACTAATACTGATACTGTTCCTTGCTCGACAACGCTTCCATCGCCTTCTCTATAGACAGTTCCGAAGTCAACATAACCAGTTGAACGGTTGACAGGAACATAAACACCAGAGTGATAGTCTTGAAAAGTGACCATTACAGCATAATCTTCAATGCTGGTAAATGCTGACGGAAATGTTAAACGAAAGTTGCCAGAACTTTGGCGGGTGGCGGTGATACCTGCAGAACCAGTCCAAGTAGGAGCATTGGTGCCGTTCAACTTTAGCATACCACCATAAGTTGGAAGTGGAACGCCGTTCGCTGTAACTGCATCAGTAGCAGTAAAGTTAATGCTGCTTGCGCTGTTTAGATTAAATGGACCAGTACCAGTACTGACCAAAGTAGAAATAGAAAGGTCTCCGGTGAAAGAAACATCAGGGTTAAAAGTTACATTCGCATTACCAGTTGTATTGATAGTAGCACTATCAAATACGAAAGAACCAACTTCTGATGTACCAGAAAGAAGATCGGCGACTGTAATTTGCTTCGAAGCGTCTTCGCTGACATCAGTGATCAGAATTACATCTGTATCAGATGGTGTCCCAACAAGTTGCGTTAATTCCGTGATTTTTGTTGACATGTTACTGTCTCCCTAGTTTGAGATTTTTTGTTGGTATGACAAATGAATTTATGATAATACCTTATTTATAAAATTTATCCTGCTGAGACTTTGAGAGTTCCAGCACTGTTCCAAAGTTGCCCTGCGTTTAACGGATCGGCGATTGGCAAATTACTGAATATGACTGTCGCACCGCTCGCAGTAAGATCGGTCATCGTGACACCAGCACCAAACGTCCAATCGTTTGTAGTGTCGTATGTTAGTGAACCAGCAGCAGATGTACGAATGTCGATATCGTATTGTGTAGATGCACTAGTATTTGCTCCAATTGCAATTGTGTTCGAAGTAGTTGCGTTCGCCCCATGACCTAATGCCAGAGCACTTGCCCCCCAAGCATTCGCTTGCATTCCAACTGCGACACCATTGCTACCATTCTTGGTCGTAGCGTTCGGTCCAATCGCTACACCGGCATCTCGCTCAACTACAGCATTATTTCCGATTGCTACACCATTATTTCCGCCCGTACTAGAACCTACTCGAGCGTCGTTTCCGACTGCAGTTCCGCTAGTTCGACCAGATTGTACCTTTGCATTTCTACCGATAGCTACGTTAAATTGACCGTTTGAGGATGCAGTTGGACCAATTACTACTTGTTGTAGTTCACTACTAGAAGCAGAAGCACCTGGACCGATAGTTACACCAGTATTCCCTGCGCTACCCAAGATGTTGTCATCTACAATGCCTTGTACACCAGCAGAATCCAAACCACCGCCACCAGTTGGAGCAGTCGTCATAGAAGTTCCATCTGAGAACTTGAATTCTGGTGAAGTTACTGTAGCACCAAAGACCCAATCTGAATCGATCGAGTAAATCAGTGAACCAGCAGCAGATGTACGAATGTCGATACCGAACTGATCAGTTCTATCTAACGCACCACTAGTAGCATTCAAGATGATATTGTTGGCACCTTGATTCGCTGCACCTGCTTGTCGACCAATAGCAATCGAACGAGTGCCTTGGTTCTCATAACCAGCAGCACGACCAATGGCAACAGAGTTTGTTGCTTGTCCAGTGAAAGCAGCATCGCGACCAATGGCAACAGAACTAACTCCCTGAGATGTGTTACCTGCTTGGAAACCTACAGCAGTTGCACTATTTAATTGATCGGTCTCACCTGCTTTATAACCAACCGCAACAGTGTTGCTTGCCTGACGCGTTTTACCCGCTTCATAACCAACAGCAACAGTTGCCGACGTAGTGGCATCATTTTCTAATTGTGCGTTCATGCCTACCGCAACAGAAAGTGAGCGTTGATGCGCAGATTGACCTGCATTTGTACCGATCAATACAGCACCATCGCCGCCAGTGGTATTACCCGCACCGTAACCTATCGACAGAGAATTATCTACAGCAGCAGTTGCTTCTTTGCCTATCGCGATAGCGCTTCTTGCTGTCGCCTGTGCTTCATCTCCTAATGCTACGCTATATGTTCCAGTGGCATCGGTAGAAACGCCGATTGCAGTAGAACGCGAACCAGTCGCATCCGCGTTCGCGCCAAGCGCGACTGACTCAGTACCCGCGTTAGATGATGAGGAACCATAACCGATGGCAATAGCATAATTTTTCATATTTGTTCTACCGGCATTGTAACCCATAGCGATAGTATCAAACTGCGCGCTTGAGATATCAGTACAGGCATTTGTTCCGATAGCAATAATGTTGTGCGCCTGACCGCCACCGCCCAAAGCAGCACCACCTGCATTATCGCCGATTACAACATGACCGGATCCACCATCAATATAACGACCAGCACTAGTACCGATCGAGATACTGTTGACGCGATCCGAAATAGCATTCTTACCGATTGCAATACGGTCTGCGTTAGCACCAATCTTCATTGTATATGAATTTGGAGATTCTGCTCCGACAAGATCCGAGTCGATCATCGCTTCGACAGCAGCAGAATCTAGACCACCGCCGGCAGCAGGTACTCTCGCCGCAACATAGTCGGAATCAACTGTTGCTGGGATATCCGCAGCAGTAATGTAGTTAGTGTCATTGGTAAATGAACTGAGCGCAGTTGGTGCATCTGTCAGTGAAGAGTATGCGAAGTCTTGTGGTGTCTGTCGCGCTTGGACATATGCTGCGTCAACTGTTGAAAGTATCTCACTATTTGCAATAGACTGCGCGGTTGCCGAGTCGATTCCTACACCGTCAAGTGTTACTCTTGCTTGCACATAATCGCTGTCTACAATTCCGATTACGTCAGCAGAATCGAATCCATTTGCACCAGCAGGAACACGTGCCGCAACATAATCAGAATCGATCAGATCAATAACAGCGGCAGAGTCGAGCGCGCCAGCAGGAACGATGCTTCGAATCTGAGTTCCTGTTACAACATTTTCAACAACATATTTTGAGTATTTGTTCGTAGACATTTTATACCTTTACTTTGTAACCGATGGCGCAACTGTAATAAGTCCTTCGAGGACGCGCTCAATGATGAGTTCTTCGTCACTATCCTCGAACATAATCTCTACGTCATACACGTATTTTCTTCGAGGGTTTAGCGAGTCTGTTTGTGTGTTCGATAGTGAAAGCGTGACAATACCATCAGTCGCAGGTTGAGCAACGAATGCAGTGAATGTGGTTTTGTCGGAATCGCTGGCGGCATAGTTAGGTGCCATCTTTGCTGCTACTGAGTAACCCGTAAGGTCGATCGCGCTTTTATCTTGATCGACCAGACGCAACTCCAGCGCGATGTCTGAACCCTGATCAAATGTAAAATCTTCGTAACGTGCCATACTCGCTTCCAAAAAATAAATTTATCTTGACACTATTTATAGTAAAATATCAGTTCATTTTTGAGACAACAATCTCAAGCATCTTCTTGATATCAGATATGTCCGTCTCAAGGGAAGAAACTCTCTGCTTGAGTTCTTGTTCTTCCTGCTTTTTCTTTCTTCTTAACTCTTTCTTTTCTCTCGCTTGTTGAATAGCAGACTTATCAACATTAATCAATGCGTTCGTTTCCGTATCACGAACGAGACCCGAGTGCCCCTTAACTTGTACATATCGACTCATAGTTTATACCGCTAGGAATCGAATTCCGGCACTCTTAATTGTAGGTGCCTTACCGCCGCCAGTCATAACATATTTTAACTGCGCTTGGTTAAACGGATTTATTGCGCCGCCCATACCGCCTACAAGGAAATTTGCCTCACGGAATGTCAAATCGTTATCCCTAGAGATCGTCGTTTGGATTGGTTGTTCAATCCAACGTTGATCAAGAATATTCTCATCAGATGCCGCGACGCGATAGTACAACCTTAGATCTGACCCGAACGGTAAATTTACCATTAGTCTCGCATCAATACCCACTGCCGCTTCTTCTAGTGTGATCGGAGTAGTAATGTGACGCGAAGCACCTGTACATCCATATGGACTCGTTTCGTCAACTGGATATATGTGTGGCGTAATCTCTGGGTTATCCATCTTATAACCTGCCATAATGAGAGAAGTGCGCTGTAGATCGACAATCGGAGAAACATAATCGTTCGACGTCTTCATATCTACCTTGATGTATGATGAGTAATTACCTGCACCCAACTCTGATGTTTCAGTCGTTTCGTTGTAGATTGCTTTCGTTTCAGTGAAGTCAACATTCTGTTTCGGAGTAACACGTGCATACTGCGGATCAACATCGAATCGTGATGCGCCTTCAGAAATAAACGAACCGGAAGTAAACTTCGCTGATATATCAACCGAAGTAAAGTTCGGAATGATTGATTCGATATATGGGTTGGCAACATTGAACACTTTATTCTTTCTTGCCAGTGTTCGATCGCCACCACCGTATCCAGTGGCAGTTGCCGAAGAACCAACGTCAAACGTGTATCCGTGTATGTCAGCAGAGTCAATCGTTTGCGTTGTATTAATGCTTGTTGCCAAGATACCATTGACATCAGAACAACTATCCAAAGAAGTAGTATCGCCTGTTTGGAAACCATGATTCGGATGCGACACATACACGCGCGAAGAACCTGCAGTTGTACGAACAGGATTCTCTTCAAGCAGCGCTGCCGGTAGATTGGCGTTGCGAAGAATCAAACTACCACCGCCAAGATCAAAGCGCGCTCGCGTCAACTTATACATTAAGTCTTGATCTTTCGATTCGACCCATACCATGCCGTTCTGTGGTAGGTAAAGCGAACCAGGAGCAGGTTGAGTAGTAATGTATCTCGAGGTTGAACCGAATAATGTTTCTTTCGTCTTCGCGCTGAACAGTTCATACTCAGTTGACTGTGAAGTGACAACAATCGCATACTCGGTCCATGGTTGTAGATAAATTGGTTCATCAAATACGAATGAAGTGGGGTTCCCTTGTATTGTCGACATCTGCGGATCAGTACCGATCGCCTCAACTTCAGAAGCATTTAAATATACATGCGAATCAGGTACGATATTTGTCGTCGACGGTTTACCATCTTCAACTGGACGTAAGTGAACAGACACTGGGATACCAGTTGTATCCTTTGTACGGAAGAACAGATCAACCTTGGTCAGTACTACGCCAAACTGATTGTCCACGTAGAACGTTTGTGACATAGGATTCTGAGGAAGCGAGAGCACATTAATCGCTGGACCTGCAAACTGATTTGTATTTACATTAACATAGTCAGAAAGAACCTGTGACATTTGTCCACTAGCATCTAACCCTGCCAAGGCAGCGGCAGAAAGTGGAGAAGTCGCCGAACCATACTGCCCAGCAAGTTTAGGATCAACGATACTAACCTGAGAAGCAGTCACCTGATTGAGTAGATCCCTAGATTCAGATGCAGAATATGTTTGAACGCGGGTCGGTAAATTTGCCCAAGGTAGAATTTGCTGGCGTGCACGGTTCGATAGAATATTATGATAACGCTTGTGGAATGCGCCCAATGCTGAGTAGTATGCGAAACATTTACTGTCGGCAGCAGTCCAGTCGTTTGTGTTGATGTCAAGAAGTTTAAACTCGCGAACACCAGTACGGAAACGAATATATGTGCGCTTCCTAATCTTACCGCGACGATATTGTACAATGTCATATAATGGTTTGATATTCGGAATAAAGAATGAACCGATGACCTCACCGTTTTCGTCAGCGATTAATTCGCTTTTCCCTTGTGGGTGCTCAACCAAGTTAGATTGACGGAATTGGTTACCAATGTCATCTTTACGGTCTGCCCAACGAACGAAGGTAGACTCTTCTCTACACCAGTCAGAAACATCTTGACCATCAAAGAATGGTGTGAATTTAGTATTTGGTTTTAGACCTTTTGCATGGAAGAAAACTTTTCGTGAGCGCATCCAAGGGATCAAAGCAACATCAACGCATCTTCCGTCTACGATAGATCGTAATGTGTCAGAAGAAATCACACGGGAAACATACTTACCGTTAGCAGTGTCAGTTGGTATGCTACTAAATGTTGAGTTGTATTTTTCGCTACCGAAGAACGAACGACGTTGTTGCTCACGAACTTCACGCAACTTATTTCTTGGTTTCTTGTTATAGTCTAGATGAATATCTTCAACACTTCGACCACACCAGTTCCACATCCAGTTATTCCAGAGGAATGCTTGACGTCGATCAACCCTAGAAGCACCGCCAAGGGCAGTTTCTGCCTCTTCGTGTGATTCTTTCCATTCGTCTGACGAAGGCGAGAGTTTCAATGTCCCGACATTATCGACTAAACCGAATGGATTAATATTTACAGATCGCGAAGCGAGCGACTGATATGCCCACTCAGCGGAATCGTAGTTTAGATAAACTTGGTCACCGCTCTTAACAACATTGTTTCCGACAGGGTTCAGTGTGTCATCCCATACCAAACGAATATTATCTTCGTCAACAGATGGGCGAATCAAACGACTCTCTGGATCAATAGATGCCGCATAATCTTGGTTGGTTGTATCTGCTCCAGTTTGATCTGAGAAATCATCAACCAGTGATCCGCTTTCGGTACGCTCATTACCATCACTATCGTATGATGGAGTCATACGCTGTTCCATTTCTAGGAAAGTGAGGGTCGTATACTCTTCAAGTTGATCAAGTTTCGCTTCGATCTTAGCAATGTCTGCCATCGTGTAACGCTTGTGTTCGATAGGAGTTGATTGTAGATCGTGCTCATCCAGAGTATTAGCGTTCATTATGATCTTGTACAATTCAAGCGCATTATCTGGCGTTGGTTTAAACTGAGGTTTCTCTGCCTGTTGACCCATGAGCAACTGAACGTCGCCTTCTTGAGTTATGATCAGTTTATCGGCACGCGGTAGGAAGTAACTTACATCTGCCGTAATGTTGGTTCCATTACGCGGCAACGCGTGAATGTTAGAGAACGTGCCGTCGTTCTTGTCTGGACGGAAGTCAAGGTAGTTAAATAGACTGACTTCAGTACCATCCTGCAGAGTATGTGTAGGAATATCTTTGTAGTCGATAGCATACGACGTCGCGTCATAAAAGTCTCCAGCACCGCGTGTGAAGTGCTGATAGTTGACATAAATTTGACTCGGGGCAGAGTCTTGAGAGTTTAGAATCAAGCGGCTGTCTGCATAGAAATTATCGCGTTGACCGTCATCAAATACGAACCTTCCTAGCATATCGAAACCAGCAGCATCAAAGTTTCTTGCTGAATCTACTGCGTAAATATCTGGAACTTGGAAGTCATAGAAGTTGTACGTGTTACCTTCTGCGTCAGATGATGTCTGTAATGACAACGTTGCTGTAGAAGAAGTCAGAGTCTTAGAGCGACGCGTTGCTGTCTTAGTATAATAGTAAATGATTTCATATGTCTTTCCGGCAGTAAGTCCACCAGATATCTGAGCATCTCTGCCGCCATTATTGGTTGTTACAATTGTTCCAGACTGGAAAGATTCATCGTCAGCAGCAATTACCCAAAGAGAGGTATCGCTATATGCTTCTCCTACAGGTAACTGTGACATTGTGATCACACCACCAGGAGCACTCTGAGACTGACGTGCTTGAACTGTCATCGTTATATCAGAGAACGATTCAGGTCTTGGTCTTGCTGTAGGGAATAACAGATCGTTGTCTGTTGTCTGGAATAGTCGAGCATCAGTTCCTTGAAGAACAAGGTTGAAGTAATCTGTTGCTGATGTACCAATACTTCTTGCAGTTTTAAGATCTTGATCTGAGTCGACATGCACATCAAATACATATACTTTGTGGAACGCACCGTCTTCTTCTACTGCACGAATTCTAGCAGTACCTATACTCGTTCCCGCGCCACTAAGTGAATTATACAAATTAACTTCAGAAAAGTCAAGGTCCGGAAGTCCTCGGCAACTATCAACGAGGAAGTAGTTTCCGTAGACCGCAGGAATTAGATCGTTTGCAACTGTCTCTGTTTCCAGAGGTTTCGGTATGTTCAACTTGATTGGCGATTGATTCTCTACACGATAACCGTTGACATATGCAGACCCAGACGAAATGACGAGATCAAGGTTCGAGTCACTAACAACGCCATCTTCGAAGTGAATGGTGAACGGGTTTACGATATAGTCGCCTGACTCTTCATTAGTACGAAGCGCCATCAACTCGTTTATTTTGTTGTATGCGTCTGACTCTTGAATCTCTTCGACGATCTTTGAGTTCTCAACTCTTGCGAGGAAAACGAACGTGTCGTCCACGGACAATTGATCCTGAGTTGTCAATGTCAATCTGATACGATAACGGTCGGCACCAGGAGAAGCAGTGTTAACGATACCGTTAGTGTTATCATAAAGATCCGTCGTATCATTGACAGTGATAACTTCTTGTTCAACCTTGAAACCAACGACTGCGTCTACTGAATTAGAATATGGTGAAATAATAGTTGACTGCGCGTTCGCATGCACGAAACGACCAAGTACAAAGAATTCTCCCTCTCCGACATCAAAACGAACACCCTTACCTGTTGCGTTTGGTGTTTCAGTAACAATTTCGTATGAATTGTCAGTTAGGTTTACTGATTCGAGTGTCTCGTTGTCACCGAATACTGTCGGCGTGCCGGATACTGCTGCGTTGTTACTGTTAATGTACTGAACATATAATGTATTAAAAGTAAAATCACCAGCAAGCGGTTCGACGCGCAGAACCTTTGCCTTCACACCAGTTGTTGTGTTCTGAAATACAGTTCCTACAGGAATATTAGCAAATGCGCCACCGGAATTTACCGAAGCGATTTTAATGAAGTCGATGCTAGCATTGATTGCAGAACCACCAGAAGAAACAGCGGCACCTTCTTTAAATACATTGCGACCGAACCGCCCCATCTCTTCATAGATGAGCGTCTGTAGTTGAGTTAATTCTCTCGCCTGAAGTGCTCGACCAGAGTTGAACAATATCTGATGATAATTATCGTTCTGGTCGAAGTCGTCGCTGTATAGACTTGGGAGTGTACTTGATGTAAATACTGTTGCCATGTTTTATCCTAATTCAATAACTATTCGAATGTCTTCGGTTTGGTTACTTGTTCGATCAATTACTTCTGAAACATTATTTAGGTACAGAATATCACCCGAATATGCATCAATTTCTGGGTCAGTTTGAGAAGAGATAGAAGCAGTCACTGTGTCGTCAGTAATTGTTAATCCGTTAGTGAAAGGTTCAAATCCTGTGTCCAAATCTTGGTAGTAATATAATTGCTCATTAATTGTATCGTGAAAGAACACCTTTCCCGTTGCTCCGTTTGTGCTTGTTCGAAATACTGCATCCTTAGGAAACATAGTACCAAGAGGGATTACTGAACCAGGAACAAGATTCAATCGCTTCATACCGATTCCGGTGTTTCCTGTGAAGTCTGAGTCTGAGTTGAACTTGCTAGGGTTACGAATCAACGCAACCTGCCGAAAATCGTTTTCTGCTAAAATCGTGCCAGTCTCGTCTCCCTGAATGTCAACTTGGAACATCAAAGACTTAGACTTTAATGAGACAACTGGGTTTGCGTTTAGTCCACTTTTTGGAGCGAAGACTGGAGTTACTGCACCGTTGCCACCAGTTACCTCTGCTGACGCGATGTCATACCCTGCCCCGTGCATATAATCGCCTTCGCTATCTGTTTCCAGATTAATTGACTGGATACTGCCGCTAGAGATAGAAGCTGAAAAGTCAGCAGGAGAAGTGGGGGTTCCACTAATTGTAAGATCCGCGCTTCCTCCGGAATATGTTGTTCCGGCAGAATTAATCGTGAATCCTAGGATCTCACCATCGACTGAACTGTTTTGTAGCGCGAGTTGTTCAATTTCTTGAGCAATCGTAGGATTACCAGTTACCGTTTTAACAGGCATATAACTGCGCGTTTTGAAATTAGAGAAGTCGAGGTTAGACATCGTGTACATATATCGCCACAGATATCCGTCTCCGGTAGCGAACGTCTTAACGTCGTTATTTGCAAGTGCCGAAGTAGGTTCGATTGTAGACACTGCGCTCGGAGACTCGACACAAACGAATACTTCGTTGACTGAATTTACAACGTAGAAATTAGTTTGGTTCGGATCTTGATCTGTGTACGCATTGTAGATATCATTATTCTGCCATTCTACTGTAGGAATAACGAAAGAAGCATTGCTCAATACCTTTACTGCTTGGAGAGCATTCCTGAACTTTAATTGTTCTGCTCTCGAATCAGCATTAGCATCCGGAGTGTAACTTTCTGCACGAGAGATACCAACATAGTAAGTTGCATCACCCCCTTCAACATCTTGTATCAGCTGATTGAATAAAAGGGTTCGAAAATCGTTTGTAACTACGGATGTCATAATTCAGTCTCTTAACATTATGAAGTTATTTATACGGTGTCTGTTATAATTGCTGTCGCGCTTGACTCTTCGCCATCGAACAAGAGGATATTGTTTCTTGTTGGATTGATCGTCGCTTGATTCGCCGGAATCGCAGTGATCTTAAAGAAGTCGCCAGTAATTAAAGTGCTATTAAATCCAGACAGGATAAGTGTTCCCTCTGCTGGATCATAGTATCCGACGTTATCAATCTCAGGTTTTCCAGTAGCAGTATCAATGACCTCGATGACAGTACTGTCGAGACGATTCTGTAAAAAGCACACCTTACCGTTCAAAAAGAAATTCTTAGACTTAATCGTGTGTATCTCATCACTTGGCGCTGAAATAGAAGTCGGGAATGTAATAGTATAACTGTCGATTAATGACTGTGGTATAAAACGATGCTGCATCTTGACGATCGCGCGACTTGAAAGAACTGAAGGATCTGAATCGTCAATGCGCGTCAATAAGTTTGAGCGTCGGAAAGACTGATCGAACTGTCCGAGTTGTTCGTCAAAGTATACTCTAACTGTCTCTGAAACCTTCGCTTCAATTGATGTTTCTGAAGAGGACGTTAGGTATGGGTTGAACTGAAAGAATGTTTCTACTTCGAGGTATGTGAGGTTCGGGTCTACAAAATCTAGGTCAAACGAAGCGACGGAAAGGTCTTTCGCTAGGTTCGTGATGTTACCTTTCGTGACATCTTGTACGGTTTCATCTTCGGTTTCGAACAGAATAGAAACAAACACTTTTCCATACTCTGGCGGTACGTTATCTTCACCGCCCCAAGATTTTATATCGGCAATCACTGTCCCGTAGTTTCTCTGAATCAAGGCTGAGTAATCTTCTGCAGTGACCATACGGTTTTGTGCTGCGTAAAGATATGGCGCATTTTTCCTGATAGACTCAATGCCTTCTTTAAATGAACCTGATGTGGAATTAGAAACAGTTCTGAGAGAAGGAAATAATCCGGTCGTATCTTCAAACGTTACAGCACCGTTTGCTTCTGGACCTGATACTGTTTCATATAGAACCTGCACTCTATTTCCTGGGCGCGGAATCTGATCTGTTATAATACCATTACCGAACGATATTTCATAAAAACCGTTTGGCGTTTCTTTGATCACGAATATCTTTGAGTCGCTGTTGATATTTGTTGCTTCATTAATATTTGTATACGCATCGTACACTGAAGTTGAGGTGTTATCGTACACGCGCACGCGAACCATCTCGATATCTAGGTTTGCTTCAGGAATAACATAAGTATCATTCTCCCCTGCTGTTCCTGAGATAAAGTTCTTTGAACGAGGCACACCTTCATACACTGGAATGTTTGCATTACCGTCAATTGTCATTGTATAGTTGACACCTGTAAATACTGGAGTCATGACGTCACGAGTTCTAAACGTATATGTCTTGTTGTTCACTGTCGTGGTAAATGCAGTGCCAATAGGAACTGTGCCAGGATCTGATGGTGTAGTCAACTGTAATACTGCAACTGATGCTGACCTTGACCTAACAGTGTATCCTAGTGCGCCAGCGAGACCGACCATTGACGAACGCAACTGAGCAGTTGATAGGAATGATTCGTTCAAGGCAAAGTTTGCCATCAGGGCATTCTGGTGAGTGTTGTAGGCAAGTACGTCTAGCAGGTTAGATAAACCTGATGCTTCAAAATTATAGTCGGCGAACTCCGGTTGTCTTTGGAAATATTCTTTTAGACTATTCTTTATTGTATTAAAATCAAGTTCCGCAGAACGTATTGTGGTTGCCATTTGACTTCTCCAGGTTCATAACAAGTTTATTTATATACAAAAAAGGGGACCGAAGTCCCCTTTGAGCAAATATTAAGTTTAGTATGCAAAGATTAAGCGTCGTTAATTTTGATATCAGAGAAATCCCAAACCGCAGTGTTTGATGGATAAGGTTGAGTATACGCGAGACGAACCCTTACCGTTAGAGAAGTTTCTCCTGCTGGCATTGTAAATGTGACACTTTGTGTATCGCTAGTTGCTCCTGCTGCCCAATCGAGAGTTCCACCTTCACCCCACTCCAAAGGTCCTGGTCCATCTATGTCATCCCAATTGGCATTCTGAAGAGTAAATTCAGCGACATGATCATTTTGACTAGTATCTCCGGTAGCAGAAATAACATAACTAGCACCTCCAGTCAAACCAGTAACTGTATATTGTCCAACATTACCATTACCGGCGATTCTGGTAAATCTAAACGTACCATCGGTTGGTTCGCTTACAGTGCTACTGCCGAACATGTACCAGTCACTTACCTGCGTGGCATTCCAATAGTTTGTTGGTTCTACATAATCGTATGTGAAATCACTCACATGCGTTGAGGCATTTCCGTTAACATCTGTTGCAGTGAATGTCAACTGGAATGTAGCATCTGCAGTTCCAGGAGTTACTGTGAACACGTTATCCGATTGAGATACAGTTGTTCCGGAAAGGTCACCTGCGGTCACTGCATAAGACCATGTAACTGTGTCACCTTCTGGGTCAGTCGCAACACCGGTGATCACTGTGTCCTGACCTTGTGTCAGAGTATATGATGCGTCTATTCCTGAGATAACAGGTGGGTCGTTAGGTTCTGGTTCTGGTTCTGGTTC